GGGATTTGATATACTCAAAAGAGTTCCAAGTTTCTCTGGTTCTCCTTCCTGAATCAGAGAATTAGAACCCTGATACATGTAATGAGTTCCTGCAACACCTGTTATATTTTCTATCTCAAGTCTAATCGGTAAGAATGGAGTAGAACACCACACTCCTGGATTTGTATTTGAGTTCTCAAAAGTATGGGATGCAATAGTCTCATTCTTCATCAACCAAGCAAATTCTATAATGCCAGCACCATACCATTCATAATTGATGGAAATCATTTGTTGTTTTGTTGGATCTGCAGTCACTCCAGTCCAACCATTTCCATCAAACTTTTCACCATTCCAATCATCCCTGTATACTCTAGTTTCTGTAACAATTCCAGTTACACTACTGCGAATTACATAAGAATATGTTCCTCCATCATCCTCAAAATAAACACCGTTGTTTTCATCAAACAATCCAAATCTTCTGCGAATACCTACCTGTGGAGTATCAAGACGAATTGCAAATGCAAGAGTTGCTCCTCTACCAGGAATGTATCTCATTACATTCTTGGTTTGACGAACAATTTTACTACCAGCAGTAGAACCAACTTGCATGATTACATTACTGGCATTTGCATTAAATGTTGCAGTTCCAACTCCAACTATTCTTTCATCCCATACATCAGTCTCTTTACCATACTGGAAGGTGTTAAAAAATACTGTTTGATATGGAGATATTTTAAATCTGTTGTTGTTAGTGAATTGAGGTCTCCAGTCCGTCTGGTTTCCCCAGTGATCTGCGATGTTGAAAACCTCAAAGAGACTTCTTTCTTGATTTAGAAAGTCTTGTGTATTCTTATTCCACTGAGCCATTATTAATCAATCCATTCCAACTTTGATGGGTGATATCTTTTTGCGTTTCTAATATTGAAATTCTTTTCAGTTACGGGATAAATCTGATGAACAACTGCTCCTGGATAATCTCCCTGAAGTTGTTCTCCTAAATCTCTTTTAGATGGAATTCCACTTTTAGTAACTAATTCCATTCTATATAAACTTCCTTGCCACAAAACATCTGCAACATACTCTTCTCCAACCTGTTGTGGTGTTTCTGATTGGGAGTTAATGTAAAGATTTCCGTTAAAGTCTCCGGAAATATTTACAGATTCTGAGATGAATTGTTTGAAGGATTTCATTCTTCTTCTATTTCCTCTTCTGGTTCGCTATTAAACATTGAGTTCGCCACTTCGGGTCTAAATTCATCAACCTTTTCTGCAGCTTTAGCGAATAGAAGGTCTTTGATTTTGTCACTAATTTGTGAAGGTGCCTCATCTGAGACAATCATATCCATTAAATCATCCATAGTTATAAATGTAATCAGTAATCGTTTTTATTTATATCTCCCCACCCTTAGGCATTTCTGCAATTTTTCCACTTGCTTCAGTTGCTTTTCCTTGGGCGTCCAAGTTTGGTTCCATTACTGGTTGACCCAAATCCATTCCCGATGCTTGTTGTCCCGAATCCAGTGGCATACCTGTCATTGGATCTACGGGAGCATTTGGATCTGGAATAACTCCATCCTTAATTTCTTTCTTGATGATTTTATCCTGCTCTAGAATTTCCTCATCGGTTTGGCGAAGAATTTTACGTCTTACATAATCTTGAGAGAAATATTTTCCAACGTATGGCTCAGCAATTTGTACCATACCAAGTCTTTCATTCAGCAACTCTGCATCCTTAAGTTCCGCAAAATGATTATCATACAAGAAGTCATATTGGATATGTTCGTCCATTCTATTCCAATCTTCTGGGGTAATGATATTTTTTAGGATTAATTGAGTCCTCAACATATCACTAAACATATAAGAAAATCTTTTTCTTAAACGAGAAACAAATTTGCTGAACTTAACTTCATCTCTTAGAATTTCTGAAGAACGACCAAGATTAAATCCACCCTCTCCATCCATTCTTGAAGGAGGAACATTTAGAGAACGATAAAGTTTCTTTTTAAAATATTCAATATCAGTAATCTCTCCAAGATTCTGACCTCCAGGAAGTGTAGAAATTTCTGTACCTCTACCCCCTTCCCTTCTTGGAAGCCAAAAATCTTCAAGCATTGCCATGAATTTCTTATCATCACGAATTTCTCCAGTGTTTGCATCATATACTTGTTTGTTACGATAACGCATCATTACATCACGGAGATATTGTTCTGCCTTAACTTTTGGAAGATTGCCTACATCAATATAGAAAATTCTACGTTCTGGAGCACGAGATAAACGATAAATTACCAAAGAGTCTTCAATCATTCTTAGTTGATTGAGTGACTTGATTGCCTTATGGAGATATGAAAGAGTTGATCCTTTATTTCTATCAACAAGACCAGAAGTGCAATATGTTACGGAATCTTTTGTCATTTTGATTCCAGCATTTGAACCACCAAGAGTTCCAGGTGCTGGAGTTCCTGTTGGATATGTCATCTTTGGTTGATAGACGAAATACTCATCAATTTCTGGAAAATCGAAATCCATTGGATTATCGATATTTCTATTTGAAATTCTTAATCTATCATCTTCCTTTTTCTTTGCCTGACGTACATAACGCATTTTCATTGCGTCAATGTATCTTAGTTCTTGAATTCCTTCGTGAGGATTTTTTAGATCTATTACTTTATGGTAGTATAATCTACCATCAACATACCAATTCCTATAGATTTCGTGGGATTTCTTATCAAAATCTAAAAGTTCTAAAATATACTTAAATTCTTCTCTAATTTTTTTCTTAATGCCATCGCTAGCATTGAGATTATCCAAGTCAATCTGAACTGGACTATCGTTAGTATCTGATACAATAGCCTCATTTACAATATCTTCAATGGCACTATCGCACTCTGGATGAAGTGCCATTTCGCGATACCTTTTAATAAGGTCAAACTCTGTTCTATATACTCCCTCAATATCTACATATGAACCAAAAAATCCACTAGTTAAATAGTGGTCAACCCCGTCCTCCTTATTGGGAGGAACGGGGGATACTGAAGTTGGCGATAATGGTTCATTATCTTCAATAGAAAAACCAAAAAGTTTTGCCATAATTTATTTGATACTTTTAACTTTAGACTATTTATTATGCTTCTTCAGTACTAGGAGTCCAGTATTGAACTTGGAAGTCAACGGTGAACTCTTCAATAGTATCGGAACTATCATAAGAAAGATCAATTGCAGAAACGCTAGTTGGGAAAATATCAAAGAATTTATAAGTTGCTGCAACTTGAAGACCACTTCCAAAAGGAGTATTCTTTCCAGTGGTGCTCTTAGATCTCTTAAATTGCTTTACGAATGCATCACACATGTAGTTTGCTGGGTTTGAAAAACCACTGGCGTCACCATACTGTCCGATAGACTGCATCCACTTTTCCATAGCATCACGGATTTCAAATTTCTCATCATTAATAATGGTAACAGTCCAAACATCAAATGTTCTATCACCTGCAACCTTAAAGATTCTTCCTCTAAAAGGTACATCAATTGAACCAATATTGGATGCTGGAAGTGCAGCAGCTTTACATAGAATTGGGAAGTTGTTAGTTAAATTGATTCCAGAAGGCGGAGTTGGAATAGTTACCTCAAATAGATTGGGCCTAGCGCCTCCGCCAATGAGTGCTGATTTGAAGTCCTGAATGTTGTGTGCCATTTTTTAGTTCCTCCTAGGTTTTGTTCTATTTAAATCAAACTGTACCAGCTACTTCTTCAAAACTTACTCCAGTTCTGGTTGCAACAAAAGTAAGAGTTACATAGTTAATTGATTTTGCAGGTTTCAGGAAAATATCTGCTCTAAATTCATTGTTATCAATAACGTCAGGAGTATTGTTAGAAGCATCACAGACAACTAGGAATCCATACAGACCTCTCTTTGCCTGAACATCGCGGAGATATGGTTCAACGATGTTTCTAAAGTTAGCTCTAGTGATCTCATCGTTCAGTTCAAAGAGTTGAGCCTCTGCACTTCTTTGGAGTGCTTGCTCGATCGTTAGGAATAGACGGCGAACATTGATTCTATCAAATGCTGATGCATACCCCAAGGCAGTCTTATCACCAAAGAGAAGAATGCCTAATCCAGGTTGATTAATAACAGCATTAATTCTTTGTGGATATAGTTGATCTCTTTGAGCTTTATTTGGATTGTATGCTAACTTAATCGCATTATTAAGAATACCACGTTGTTGTCCTGCGGGGGAGAACCAAGGATATGCAACAATACTAGTTCTAACCATCAATCCAGCAATATCTGGGTTACAGGGAATATAGCGGAACTTATTGTTGAATCTATCGTAAGTATACTTATATCCAGAATCAAACACTGCATAAGATGAAGAAGAAAGTGGGGAGAAGAACTCAAGAACGTTGTCTGTCTGAGTATCTGCATTTGTAATATCAACAACATCTGCACGATGTGGTGAAATTACGGCAACACAATCTTTTCTAGAATTTGCGATTGAAATCAGATGATTTGCTTTTGCTTGAGATTCAAACTTGTTAGGCATTCCAGGACCCATGATCAAGTAATCAACTTGAATCTCATCTCTGTTTGAGAACAGATTGTAAGCAGTAAACAGGTCTCCCAGAGTTGCTTGCATTCCAGTTCCATTATCACCATAGTCCTTACCACCGCTTAGATTGTAAGTAACATTTCCAAGAGCACTGAAAGTTATGTCTTGAGTTGGTTTGTTCCAAAGACCTTCAGAATTGGTGAATTCAGTGAATGCAGTAGAGAATCCTGTTGCAACAACTGGTTCGTTTACATTTAACTCATCGGATGGATTGTCTCCAACATAAACATAGTTTGAGTATGTTGCAAGATACTCTTTCCACCAAATTCTCTGTGGAGCACTGATTGCAGACACTGCATCAGATGCTTTAGAAAGTCCAACGTGCTTTTCTACTAGATTTCCTTGAATTCCAGTAACGGTTCCAGTGTCATCAACAATAACTACGTGAATTTCGTCACTCTTACCATTTCTGTTTGCTGCATACTGTGATGTACCTGGTTTTGGTGCAATTGAGCTCCAATAAATTGCAGTGTTTGTTAGAGATAGTGTTTGCTCGTTGTACCAGTCCTTAATTGGTGCGGTTCCGGTATTAATAGTAGCAAAAGTTGTTCCAACACCCGCATTAGTAATTAAGTTTACAACTAAATTTCCACCACCAGTTGCTGGCTTAAATGATCTCAGGCGTGAGTTTGGAGCGTATGTGATGGTGGTTGTTGTATTATTTGTTGAAACTAAGGAAATGACTTTTACATCAACCGTATCTGTTCCAATACCAGTAATAATTCCCTTCAGATATCCATTAAAGACTGAAGTTGTACCAACACCTGCTGATGGAACATCAACAAGCGTTGTTGTGATACCCATACCTACAGTTGCCAAACTTGCAAAAGTTGGACCAACTTTTAGGATTTGGTCTGCTTTGTCGTCAATAACACAAACTTTTAAATTATTAGCCCAACGACCTGGGTTTTTTGCTGCAAAGATATAATTAGCAATATCGTCTGCATAATTCGCCTCATAATCATCGAAGTTCTTGATTTTGAGGGTTGGTTCACCTGCAGTAGAAACTCCAGCAGCGTTACGGATTGCATTAGCATTTGCCAGATTTGCACCATCTACTCTTGCAACCTTTAGAACACCACCGTATGACAAGAAGGATGATGCACTCATCCAATACTCATATTGAGCGTCTGTTGAGATTGGCTTACCAAATGTCTTGATTAGTTCGTTCTCTGTTGTAATATCAATTGCATCCTCAACGGGACCAATTGCAAAAGGACCAGCAATCGCTCCAATATTATCTAATACATTATCAGCTCTTCCTACAGTTAGATCAACCTCCCTTACAAGTAC